GCGCTGAATTTTGTGCGTTTATTGCAGCTGCATAAATCGCCATAATTAACTTTTGTCCACACGATGTTAATGATGATTTAGTTAATTGTGGTGCAAGCCTACTTTTATTTCTTTCAATAAATGGTGCCTGCGACATGTTTTGCTCTTTGAACTTTGCTGATCTTCCCAAATCTTCTTCTCTTCTAGCGATTTTCTTGGCTTTTTCAACTCTATCAAATTCATATCTCTCCCACAAGTCCATACCATCACCTTTGTATTCGTATCCTATCTCAGATTCCTTTACGTAAGTTACCTCTCTTCCTTTCCATAGGACGCACCATGATGCGGGTATATTTATTGGAGAACCACTCACGTAACCATTTAACATATTCTCAAGTGTTACACTATTTGATGACGCTCTGTCCTTACCAGCATGCATGACTGTCCACTCCCATGAAGCATAAGCCACACCATAAACTAATAAATCGACTGAATCACTAATAAATATATTCTTAAGCAGCGTATCTCTATTAGGCGCATCTTTAGGTATAGCATCAATTGAACGTAGTGTCTGCCATAGTTGTGAAAGTAATAACTCACCAACACCAAATGGCATCCTACGTACGCCCTCTTCGTTATACCTATCATACCAACTTGCATCTTTAGACATAGCGCAGTATGCATTAGTTTTCAACACGTCTGGTCCCTTCCTGACTTCTGCCCTTTTACATTTTGCTTTTACCCTCTCTTTGGATGGTAGTACCTGTCCTTTTGCCTCCTCGATTTCATTAATAGGTGTTATCTCCATGTAGTATTCACCATCAGTTTGGTTCATACTCAATAGGTCAAACTCTTCACGTCTAATAAAACCAGTTATAGCATCTGGGTCAGTCGTACCATTCTGCAAGACTAAGTCAGCACCATGACGCATCCAACAGGCTTGTCGCTCTACAGGCATTGCATACTTATTGCCAGACGTACCTTGTATAAAGATGGGCCATGCAACACATTCAGCAAGGTCTAGTTTCTGTGAGTATACACCCGCTAACCGCGTTAATTCTGGTATTATCCACCCAAATAGATCTTTGGATAGGTGATCCATCGCCCTAACTAATTTTAGTGCCATAGTCCCAGCTCTAACCCATATTTGGCGCTGTTTATCACCGAAAGCTTTATCGACATATTTTCCTCCACCAAACCTGTCAACGTGCCCCTCTTCAACAACCTGTTTAAATGCATTCATGTATTCTCTCAGGTTCACTTCGATGGGTGATAAATCTTCTGTATTTCTAGCTATTCTAGATACTCCGGCGACTTTTGCTGCCACTGTATGACAAGCCCTCACCGCCATTGGTATATTTGAATAATTAAGTATACTAATAAATTTAACGCGTTTCTTACCACGCTTTGTCTGTAATAATTTCTTCTTAAGTGTTCTTTCAAGCCTTGATTGGCCGCGCGATGTCAGGAC